AGATGTTGATGGCGATCGACTGGATCGTTGCGCCGTCCGGGATGGTGTCGGCGATCTGCGATCCGTAGAACCAAGCGCCAACGTTGGTGTCGGATGCGTACACCTGATTCGTCCACCAGCCTGCGCGGTAGGACCCCGCGTCGATCGGCATGAAGACCTGCGTCTGCACCTTTCCTCCGCTGGACGGCGGCGAGGGCGGTGCCTGTGGGGGCGGAGAGGTCGACATCACCGCGTAGACGAACAGCCCGTCGTTCGCAGCGCCCAGCTTCACTGTCTGGCCAGCGGACAGGCTGAGTCCTGCTGCGTACGGGACGGTTATGCGTCCGACGATGGTGTCGACGGCCACCAGGTTGTCGAGCGGTGCGGACGCGACTGTTCCTTTGCCTGGTTTCGGCACCGTTGAGCCGATCACGGTGGCGGTGCCATCGATGAAGAGCGCGAAGACCTGCTCGCCGACCTCGGGAACGTAGCCGGTCATGTCGGCGGGGATGCGGCCGCCGCCGACGTCGACCACAGCGCGCACACCATCCGTGGAGACGAACGTTCCGACGAGGCGAGCAACCGACGGAAGACCTGCGAGCTTCTTGCGAACCGTCTTGTCGAAGTCAGCCACGGACTACCGTCACTCTCTGCGTCGGCTTCTGCGAGCGCTCGATCCCGACGACACGCGCCGTGACGCTGTTGTCCTGCTCGTCGACGATGGTGATCACGTCGCCCAGCTCGCGCAGCGGATTCCAGACTTCTTCGATGGGCCACTTGACGGCTGACAGCGTTGACACGCGCGCAAGCTCGCTCTCGGTGTAAGCCTTGGCTTGGGCGCTCGTGGTGACGAACTGATTCGACCGGAAGGTGGGTCTCCGGTGTGCGGGGCTACGTGTGCCGTCGGGGTTGCGCACGCGAAGCGGGCCTTCGGTGATCTCGCTGAACGCCAGCACCTGGTCTTGCGCGTTTCCCTGACCGCGGAAGGTGACCTTGTTGTAGACGGTGTCCGCGGACATGCCCTTCTGGATGTCCACCAACGTCCCGTCGTCGCCGGCGCGGAGGGTGTCGACGGGCGAGGTCCACGCCTTCGGTCTCATCGTGAGTGTTCCGTCGGATGCCGCGTAGGGGACGCCGCCGAGTAGGTCGGCGAGGTCGAGGAGCGCCTGGAGGCGGTCGTTCTGGTAGACGACGGAGCGCGTGATGGGCGCGTCGGGCAGCGATCGCACGAGCTTCATGCCGGTGAGTGCGCCGATCTCCGTCCACACCGAGGCGAGCTGGGAGGGGGACGAGGGGACGTCGAACTCGTCCGCCTGGATCTGGACGAACCGGTCCTGCAGCTTGAGCTCGAGCACGGTTCCAGTGGTGATCCGAGTGCCCTTGAAGAACATCGTGCTGTCACGCATGGCCGGGACGTCGACGATCTGCATCCACGCCAGCGGGACGCGCTCCTGGAAGCTTCCCGCGCTGACGACGGCGTAGATGGCGAGCTCTGAACCGAAGGGCGAGAACAGATCGCCGATCGCGTTCGGCATGATCGAGCGTGCGAAGTCGTCCTGCCAGACGATCGTGCATCCGCCGTTTGCCTTGACGCCGCGGCTGTCGTCTTCGCTGAGCTGGATGTCGTCGATCGGGAGGAGCGCGGCCCGGCGGGTGTTGTCGTACCAGAGGTCGGCTTCGTACCAGAACGAGAACGACCCCTGCGCCAGCACCTGCCGGCAGTTGTCGCTGGCGGTTCTCATCCGGCGAACCCTGCTTTCGAGTAGTCGCGGTCGCGGGCCAGGTACGAACCGTAGGCGGTGTCGATGGCGGAGTACGTGCCGTAGAACGCGTCGGTGTCCTGGTAGCGGAGCAGCGCCGCGACGAGCCCGGGCGCGGGACGGAGAACCTCGTCGCCGGAGAGGGTCATCGCGGTGAGGGATCCGCCGTAGCGTCGGTTGATGTCCGTTTCGGCGGGTGCCGGCACGGCCAGGAAGAGCGTGCGGGGGATCCGGGAGTAGCTCGGCGGAGTCCGCACGCAGATCACGGGCACCTGGTCGGTCTCGTACGTGCCGAAGATGTCCTGCAGCATGTCGGCGTCGGCGTCGTTCGCCGTTTCGGCGACGAGCTTGAGACCTTCGAGCGCGCGCCGGCGTCCACCGATCCAACGGGGGAGAGCGGCACCCTGCGTGTAGACGGTGTCGCCATCGAACCCCCGCTTGAGCTCGGTTGCCGATTCGTCCGTGAGGTCGACCTTGACGGCCAGTCGCGGGTCGAGTGGCTGGGAGATCCAGACGTCGTCCACGTCGAGCGTGACGGGGCTGCTGCTGACGTAGCCCAGCGGTGTGCCGTTCACGTCGACGAACTCCGCTGTGTAGGTGGCGGAGACGCCGAAGGGAACGTCCGGGTCGATCCGCGTAACGCCCGACCCTGTGGGCACTCCGACCATGCCGCTGACCGTCATGGTGCGTCGATCGGCGGTGCGCTTCACTGTGGTCGTCCCGGGCGGCGGGTCCTGGATGAACACTTCGACGCGCGGCGACGGGTTCTCGTCCAGGAACGGGGTGACCTGGATGACAGGCGTGAACAGCACCGACGGCGAGGCGTGCGGGACTCCCTGCCAAGCCATCCAGCCATTCGTCGAGGGGTCGCTGTAGGGCGGCAGGGTGGTGCCCGGCCACACCATGACAGCGTCGACGTCGAGGGTGTTGCCGGCGAGCCACCTGGTCGCGTCCGAGTCGACGACACGCAGCTGACCGCGCACCCCGCCCACTCCGGTGGTGAAGGAGACGGAGAGTCTCGTCCAGGTGTTCGCCGGGACGTCGACTGCAGCGCCCGTGGCCGTGGCACCGACCTGTGTGGCAGACGTGTTGAAGATCAGGGCCTGGAGTGCGAGCGTTTTCGCCTTCGAGGCTCGAACCCACACGCCGGCCACGTACTGGGCGCCGGCGACCAGGTCGATTCGCTCGACGCCGGCATTGCTCGCATGGCCGATCTGCATCCCGCCGCCGGCGGCCGTGGAGGCGGTCGACCAGGTGGAGCGTACGTAGTCCGTGCTCGCTCCCGGGGCGCCGCCGTCCGTCGGGTTGCTGAGGACGGCAGCGCCTGAGGTGCCGGGCAAGACGTAGAAGCCCGCCGTGTTGGTCTCCGCGGACGGATTCTTGACCGGGTTGACGGTCTGCGTCATCGGCCTTCTCCACTGTTCAGTTCGATGGTCTGCCAACCCTGCGCCGTGTGGATCCGAGCATCGATGAGATCGTTCAGGCGCACGTCTGTCTTGTTCGTGATCTGCACGATCACCGGAGTCGCGCTCTGGCTCGCCGAGGTGGAGATACTGAGGACCGGGGCAGCCTGTATTTCCGGGGCAAGACCGATCGACGCCGCCCGATTGCTCACGGCGTGAAGGCGCCGGCGGAACGCGTACACGGCCTGCTGGCCGCCCATCGCGTCGACGTCGTCCGCGGTGAGCACATGCTCGCCCTTGGCACCCTTGAAGAACATCGAGTCGACGCCCTTCGGTCCGGGTGCCATGTCGAGGTCACCACCGCCCGCACGGGCGACGCGAAGGCCCCCAGTGGTGGCCAGGTTGTCGGCGCCGTGAAGCGCGACGGCGACATCGATAGCCCACTGCGTGTTCTTGATGCTCTGCAGGCGGGCACGGAGGCGCTCGGCCTCGGCGATCGCCGTGTCGACGCCCGTGACCGAGACTGCGGTGGGGATGTTCCCGGGGATGAGACCCAGCTGATCGGCGTACTGATCGGCAGCTGCGCCGGTGATTCCGAACTGTGCCAGCTGCTTGATGAGCTCGTCGCGGCCGGCCTGGATCGCGGCCTGGGCCTGCTGCTCACTGCCCGTGCGCTGGAGGGTGGCGCTGGCGACGTCGAGCGCGGACTTGGCGATGTTGTCGAGCGCTTCCTGGTTGGAGCGCCCGGCCTCAGTAGAGATGTCGAGCGAGGTGCCGTTCTGGTTGACCGAGTCGGTCACTGCCTGGAGTGCCGCCTGAAAATCGCGCTCGGCGGCGTTCAGGTCGAACTGGGCCTTCCCGAAGCTGCGGATGGTGTCCGCGAGGTCGTCGATGTCGCCCTTGGTGGTCTGGGCCGTTCCACCGAGGTCGGCGAGCTTGTTCTTGTTGTCGTCGACCGGCTGGTCCATCAGCGCGAAGGCGACCGCGCCCTTGCCGACGGCGAGGTTCATCAGCTCCTGGTCGCTCAGGGTCTTCCCCTGCTGACCGCTCAGCTCGATGAGCGCCGCCTTGTAGTCCGGCATCGTGGTGAGCAGCTGCCTGATGGCCTCCTTGCCGCCGCCGGCGGCCTCGACCATCTTCTTGAAGCCGTCGACGGCCGCGGGGAAGTTCGTCTTGGCCTGGTCGCCGAGGTTCTGCCCGAAGCGGCGGAGCTGGGCCTCGTTCGTCTTATAGACGTCGGAGAGGTGGGTGAGGCCGAAGGTGATGCCGTCGACGAACTTGGTGAATCCGGCCTCGTTCTCCCAGAAGTTGCCGGTCGCGATCGCGTTGAGCGACTCCTTGAACTTGTCGCTCGAGGCGGTGGCGTCGACGATCGCGACACCGGCGTCCTTGAACATCCGGTTGAGCTCGGCCTTGCTCATGCTCTTCGTGACGGCGTCGACCTTGGCGAGCTTGTCCGCCGAGAGCTCCGACTCAGCGCCGAGGCCCCCGATGCCGCTGGCCAGCGCCGCGACCCCGAGGAAGATGGCGCTGCCCTTGCCGAGGATCTTTCCGGTGCTGACGCCCTGGCTGTTGAGCCGACGAAGTGCCTGACGGGTGGCCTCGATCTTGGGAACGAGGATGAGCATGCCGCCGCCGAGGACGGCGGCGCCGGCCGCGACCGCGCCGAGGGTGAGCGCAGTCTCCTGCACGGGTGCCGGCGCGTTGCCGAACATGGTGATGAGGTTGGTGCCGGTCTGGACGATTCCGCGAAGGGAGTCGTTGGCAACGGCGCCGGTCTTGATGAGGTCGTTCTCGAGCGCGGCGCGCAGCTTGTCGAGGTCGCCGTTGAGGTTGTCGGTCTTCTTGCGGGCCTGCTCGGCGGCGAAACCGGTGTCGTTGACGCTGTCGATCCAGCCTTGGATGCCGTCGGCGCCCTGTTCCATGAGGACGGATGCGGAGCGGATGGCGTCGGTGCCGAAGATCGTGGCGAGGGCGGCGTTACGCTGGGCGTCGGCGAGTGGGCCGAGCTTGTCGTGCAGCTGGCCGGCGAGGTTGGTGACGCCGACGAACTTGCCTTGCGCGTCGTACGCGTTGATGCCGAGCTGCTTCATCGTGTCCGCGGCCTTGCCGGACGGGGACGCGAGCGCCAGGAACATCGTCTTCATGGACGTGCCGGCGTCGGAGCCGAGGAGGCCTGCGTTGGCGAACGCGGAGAGCGTGCCGACGGTGTCGTCGATGGTCAGGCCGAAGCGGGACGCGACGAGGCCGCCCTGCTGCAGCGCCTGGCCGAGCTGGTCGACGCCGCCGAGGGCCTTGTCGGCGCCGGCCGCGAGGAGGTCGGCGACGTGGGGGACGTCCTTGCCGGCGAGGCCGAACTGGGTGAGCGCCACGGTCGCGATCTGCGTGGACTCGGCGACGTCGATCTGTCCGGCGGCGGCGAGGTTGAGCGCACCGCGGAGGCCGCCGCCGAGGATGTCCTTGACGGAGACGCCGGCCTTGACGAGCTCGGTCTCTGCGTCGGCGACCTGGCCGGCGCTGAGCCCGATGGCCTGGCCCATCGAGAGGGCGGCCGAGGTGAGCCCTTCCATCTCAGCGCCGGTCGCGTGCGACAGCGCCTGCACCGACGTCATCTTCTGGTCGAAGTCGGCGAACGCCTTGATCGCGGCGCCCGTCGCGACGCCGGCGGCCGCGCCGAACGCGAGGAGCCCGGTGCCGACCTTGGTGAGGGTGGCGGATCCGGACTTGTCCCGGCCGATGATGTCGAAGTACAGCGTCTTGCTAGCCACGACGCCTCCGTGCTTCGGCTTCGTCCCGCAGCTTCTTGGCCTCGTCCTGGCGGGCCTTCACGGCGCCGACGTAGATGAGCCAGTAGTGCAGGGTGAGATCCCACACGTTGAACGGTGTGATCCCGGGGAAGAGGTGGCTGACCGACGGCAGCCAGGTGTCTACGGACTCCGCGATGTCGTCGACGATCAGGTCGTCGTCGCGGCGGCGTCGACGCCCGGAGCGGAATCCGTTGGTGCTTTTGGGTCGGCCTCGCTCGGTTCGTCCTCGACGGTCACGGACAGGCGCAGCTGGTCGATCTGGACGGTTTCGCCGTCGGAGAAGCTCACGTCCTCGCCGACGTGGCGCCGGCACAGGTAGACGAGGCTCATGAAGGTGACGACGCGCTCGATGCCGTCGACGAACGTGAAGCCGTCGACGGAATCGAGGATGTCCTTGCTGACGTAGTCGCGTAACTGCTTGATGCTGACCTCGGCGCCGAGCTTCTTCGACTCCTTGGCCACGACGAGCAAGTCGGAGAGCTTGGCGCCGGTAATGGCGTCGAGCAGCGGGTACTCGTTCTCGCCGATGACGAGGTTCATAGCGGTCCCTTCGCGCCGATGACGCGGACGGCGTCGTCGACGGCGTCGAAGATCTCGCGGGCGACGGCTTCGTCCATCGCACGCATGATCACCGAGCCGAAGTACGGCCGGCCCTTCTGGTTGACCCACGTCCAGTCGCTTCGCTCCATGCCCTGGCGCGGGTAGACGGGGTGTCGGAAACTGGCCTTGTTGTAGACCTTGAGCAGGCCCTCGTGGCCGGCCGGGAGGCCGCGGCCGCTGGTGACGATGCGAGCGCCGGAGGAGCGCTTGGAGAACGAGACCGAGACCTTGGTGGCCGCGATGAGGGCCCGGCGGCCTGCGCCGCTGTCTGGACCCCCATCAGGGCTGGGGAGGCCGAGCTCTTCCTGCACCTTCTTCGCGGCGGTCTCGCCGGCAGCCTTGATGCGCCGGCGGAGCGATCGCGCGAGCTCCGGGTCGAACTTGTCGAGCTCCTGCTTGAACCGGTACCACTGCTCGCCGTCGATGACGACGCTGTAGCCCGATTCAGCCTGCAGGAACGCCATCAGCTCAGATGGCGGTCTCGGTCGTGACGATCGCCACGTAGAGCGGCTGGGTGGCCGTCCGGTTGTCAAGGAGCGTGTAGCCGACCGACTGGGTGACGACGTCGCCGCCGTTCGCCTTCGGCAGCTCGCCCTCGAGGCGGATGTTCGGGATGACGATCTGCACCGTGGGGTAGTACGTCGTGATGATCGGCTGCGCCGCCTGGAACGTGAGCACCAGGGCGAGGTCGGTCTGGTTGAGGAACGCGTCGCGGAGCGTGTTGTTGTCGTACTCCGCGGTGAGCGTGCCCTTGCCGCTGCGCAGGCCGAGCGCCGGCGGCCGCGTGCGCTTGCCCTTGCCGCCGATGTTGAAGCCGCCGCCGTCCAGGCCGTTGTCCCAGGTGAAGTTGATGTCGCGGATGTCCGCGGCGGGCGTCCCGGTGGAGCTGCCGAGCGCGGTGGCAGTCGGGACGGTGAGGGTGCCGCCGAGCACGATCGCGCCGTTGACGAACGAGAGCTCCTGGTTGCTCGCGATGTACGACGGCACCTGGAAGGCAGTGGAGGTGTCGACGTCCTGGCCGAGCCAGTTGAACTTGAGCGATGGGATGCCGCTGTTGCCGACGGTGAGCTCGAAGCCGGAGCACACGCAGCCCTTGAACGTCTGGGGGTTGATGCCCCCACCGAGCATCGGGATGCCCTTCTGGATCGTGTACGACGGCAGGAAGTCGTTGCCGGACGACGGGACGATCAGCTGCTGGTACGCCGGCGCCGACGCGACGGCCGACGACGCCGAGCCGAGCGCGGCCTCGAAGAGCGCGCCGAGGCCCTTGGCGAGCATGTCGACCTCGAGCGAGCCGTTCGCCTCGCTCTTGACCAGCACGCGGCGATCCCCGGCGTCGACCCGGCGGCCGTAGCGCTGCGCGGTCGACTGGTTGAACGTCGGGTTCCAGCTGAAGTCCTCGCTGATGAACTCGAAGAAGTGGTCCGGGACGGCGGCCTCGGCGAAGGACGTCTCCTTCTTGAGGCCGATGGACGAGTCAAGTGCGGTGGTCATGCCTGGTCTCCCTCGGGGTTGTTGATGGCGGCCGCGTCGGCCTCTTCGAGGCGCTCGATGAGCGCGTCCTTCTTGCCGGACGTGTCGAGGCCGCGGTCGGCGAGCAGCTGCTTGAGCTCGTCGACCTTGAGCGAGGCGTACTCGTCGGGCTCGGGGATCTCGCCACTGACGTGCTCCCAGAGGTCGGGCTGCTGCTGCAGCTGCCGCGCCTGGTCGAGGGTGACCTCGAACTCCTCGCCGGCAGCCACGACGCCGCCGACGAGCGGCAGATCGAGGTCGCCGAAGCGGCTGACGTTCTTGAAGGTGATGGCGTCGGACACGGGTGCGCTCCTAGCTGGTGATGCGGGTGTGGGCGGTGAAGATGGCCTGGACCTCGATGAGGCGACCGTTGGTGATGAGCGCCGGGTCGACGCCTTCGTCCTGGATGCTGGTGATGAAGCAGTAGCGGACGACTCCGCCGAGCTCGGTGTCCGTAGCGCGGACGTAGTTCTCGAGCTCACGGAGCCGGTCGTACGCGTAGTCGCGGGCGACCTTCTCGGCCTCCATGCCGCCGGCGCGGAAGATCGAGAAGAGCACGGCGAGGCTCATGGTCGATTCGCGTTGTCGACGCGGGCCGATCGTCGCGTCGTCCTGGTCGTCGGTGCCGCGGCCGAAGCCGACGATGTTGTCGTTCTGCGCGACGCCGGGGTGGCCCTCAGCGATGAGGAGGTCCGGCTGTGCTTCGTCCCACAGTTGGTGGCAGGCCGCGATGATGGCCTGCCGGTAGTCGTTCAGGCGCGTGGCGTTCCGCGGCTGCGGCGTTGGCATCAGGCGAACCCCCCGTATCGCCGGTGGGGGCGGCAAAGCTCCATGACGCGGCGGGGGACCGCGAACCCGGACGGTACATCGATCGTGTCCGCGGACGGCTCGCCGTACCCGGGGCGCGTGCCCTGCCGGCCTTGCTGCCACCAGAAGCGGACAAGCTCGCGCGTGGCGAGCTTGACGTTCGGGGGGATGTCGTCCGGCTCGTAGCCGGTGACGACCTCCGCCACAACGTTTCGGATGCCGGCCGCGAACCGGCGGGAGGCATGCCTGTCACCGGCGTAGATGAGGCCGGCATCCGGCGAGGCGAGATAGTCGTGGATCTCGACGTCGTCCTCGGTTACGGAGACGACGTCGTCGAACCAGCATGGGAGCGAGATGGCCGTCTTGCCGCCGTTGCGACGGACCGTGACAGTCTTCCGCGCGATGGGTCCGCAGATCTCCTCGATGACGGGAGTCGCCGCCGCCCGATAGGTATCGACGTCGGCCTTCTTGGCTTCGTCGACGGGAACGCCCGGATCGAACAGGGAGGTGAGGACTTCGTCGATCGTGACGATGTCACCGGTGGCCATGTGCTGCTCCCGCTGCTACTTGCTGGTCTGGCCCGTGGCGTCGGCCTCGGTCTTTGCCTTGTCCTCCTCGACGGCGCGGATGCGCGCGATGAGGTCCTCGCGGCTGACGAGCTCGCCGTCGGTCGCCGCGCCGGCCTGGATCGCGTACTCGAGGAGGTCGGCGTCGTCGAGCTCGGCGAAGTCGCCCTCGCTCGCGCGCTTGTCCGCGGCCGCCTTGTCGGCGATCGCCCTCTCGAGCGCATCGACGTAGTTCTGCCGGACCCACGACGACTTGGGCTCGACGTCCGGGAACTCCTTGAGGCGCTCCTTGATCTCGTTGACGGTGAGTTCGTCGACCGGCTTCGCGTCGATGGCGGTGGATGCGGTGGACGCCGTCGACGTGGCGGTGACGTCCTGGGCGCGCGCCCAGGCGGCGAGTTCTTTGGAGCCGTTCTTCTCGGCCTGGTCGGCGATCGCCGCCCAGGTTCGCTCGCCGTTGGCGACCATGTCCTTGTAGTTCTGGGCGATGTTGCTGAGGATCTTCTCGCTCACGATTTCCTCCGGTGGCGTCGGTGATGGTGGAGCGGGTGGGCCGCTCGACAGGAAGAGCGGCCCACCCGGGTCGGTCAGCCCTAGAAGAGCGAGGGCTGGATCAGGCCGTTGCCGGCCGCGGTGTCGGCACCGCCGACGATCGCGGTCGCGGTCGGGCGGCGGCCGGCCGTGAAGGCGCTGTAGCCGTAGACCTGCAGCTTGATCTGGAGCTTCGACGCGTTGGTCTGGTCGAACTGCAGCTCGCGGGGAGCGCCGTCACCGTCCTCCCACAGGAGCGACTTGCCGGTGTCGGAGACGAGGACGACGTCCTCGTTGTTGGTGCCGACGTTGGTCGGGATCTGCGCGTCGGTGACCACCGGCAGGCCGTGGATCTGGCCGACCACGCGATCGCCCGCGCCCTCCTGGTCCGCGAGCGACTGGCGTCCGGGGTTCAGGTTGAGGCCCTGGACGTTCGCCGGGCCGTTCCACTCGGTGTTGACCAGCGGACGGCCGTCGCTGTCGGTGAGGGAAGTCAGCCAGCCCCAGCGGCGCGGGTGCATGGTGATCAGGTTCGCCTCGAGCGGGGGCTCGTTGGCGGCCCGGACACCCGAGGCGACGGATGCGATCGCGCCGGCGATCTTCTTGTAGAAGAGCGCGGCGGTCAGCGCGGCACCGAAGGCGGTGGACTTCGGGATGCCTGCCGTGTTCATGACGCCGAGGTGGGTGTTGGCGGTGCCGTCACCGTTGATCACCTGGAAGCCGAGCTGGGCGTGGTACGCCTCGACCAGGTCCGCGTAGATGATCTGGTCGACGCCGGGGGCACCGCGCTCGAGCAGCTGGCGGGCGACGTCCTGCTCGCCTGCGATCGTCCGGACGTTGACCAGGAGGTCGGTGTCGCCGACGATGTCGGTGTTGCTGACGTTGGTGTTCTCGCCGTTCTGACTGGTCACCGTGGTGCCCGACTGCCAGCGCGGGATCTGCAGCACCATGCCGGTGTCGGGGAGCTCCAGGTTGGTGACCTGGTTGGCGTACACGCGGCCCTTGCGGGTCGGGAGCACGAGCAGCTCCGTGAGGTACTGCGGGATCACCAGGCCGCCGACGCTGCCTGTGCCGATGGCGCGGGCCTCGCGCTCGACGCGCACCTCGTTGTCGTGGCGACGGAGGCGCTCGGAGGCCTCGAAGTCGCTCTTGAACTGCGCCCGGTAGGCGTCAGCAAAGAAGCTGACGCCGCGGCGGGCGGTATCCAGGGTGTACGTGCGGGCCTCGCTGACGACGACGGCCGGGGAGACCGCGCCGGGCTTCGACTCGTTGGCGCGCTGGGCCGCCTCGGAGTCGGCGCGCTCCTCGGCCTTGAGGTCGTCGATCTTGGCGCGGGCGGCCGTGATCTCCGAGTCGACGGCGGCCTTCTGGGTGCTGAGCTCCTTGAAGCGGGCGTTCTCCGTCTCGGACAGCGAGGAGCGCTCGTCCTTGCCGTCGAGCAGGGTGTTCTGCTCGGTGACGAGGCCGGCGCGCTTGGCCTCGGCGGCGGCGAGCTCACGCTCGGCGGCCGCGATGAGGTCTGCGAACTTCATGACGGTTCCTTTCGATGGAATCGGGTGGGATGGGTGGGTGCGCGCGCGGCCGGCTCATCTGGCTTCCCTCGGCTCATCTGGCTTCGGGGTGGTACGCATCGCGGTCTCCCCGGTCTTTCGGGGGACGATTTGTTAGGCGCGACCGAGCTCGAGTTGGGCGCGCAGGGTGGCGACGCTCGGTCGTCCGGGCGCGGCGGCTGCGGCGTCGTCGTCGGACCGGCGGGTCTGCTCGGTCTCGGCGAGACGCTCCTCGGCACGCGCGACGATTGCGCGCAGCACCGGACCCTCCAGATGGTCGATGCCGTCGAGCGCGCGCTGTGCGCGAGCGCTGATCGACGTGTAGGGGTTGGCGCCGAAGTTGACGGCCGAGACGTCGCCGCGATCGAGATCGACCTCGAGGATCGTGTACTCGGTGTAGTCCGGCGACCACTGGCCGCGGACAATACGGAAGGCGAAGCTCATCTGGTCGATGTCGCCGTCGTTGATCGCCACGACCATGTCGCGGACGTCCTGCCGCTCGGCGTTCGTGAGGGCCTCGACCTGGAGGCCCTCCTCGTCGACGGAGAGGGTGAGGGTGCCGGACTTGGTCCTGGCCATCGTGGTGCCACGGTGGTTGAGCAGGAACGCGACATCCGGGTCGGCCGCGAGCGTCTTGTCGAACGCGCCAGGGTCGATCTTCTCGTCGTACGGTCCCCAGAAGTCGTACATCTGGTAGGTCTGGTTGACCGTCGACGCGCACCCGGCGAGCTCGTAGAACTTCTTGCCGTCCTGTTCGACGAGCTTGGCGCGGATCTCGGTCTTGAACGACTGATCGCGCTGGCCGCCGCTGGGCAGCGTTGAGGGGTCGGCCTGGGCGGCGGCGCGGCGGCCGGCGAGGTCGGCGGCGATGAGTGTGCTCACGGTCAGTCTCCGATCGTGGTGGACTTCTGGGGTGCCTGGCTCTTGGGGAAGAGCCGGTCGAACTCGGCGTAGTCGTCATCGGTGAATGGCTCGAAGTTGTCGACGCGGCGTACCTCGGTAGCGGTGCGCATCCGGTCGCGGATCTGCTGGCCGAGCACCTTGGACTTGGTCTCGGGATCCATCTGCAGCAGCGCGTCGGTGTTGAACCGGACGTAGCGGGGAGCGGGCAGGAGCTTGGAGAGAGAGACCTGCCGGCGCCGAACGGCGGGCCAGAGGTTCATGATCAGGAACTGCAGGTTGCGCTGGCTGATGTTGGCGTAGGTGACGTTCTGGCCCTTGACGGACAGGTCGATGAGGTCGCCGGGGACACCGATGAAGCGCCCAATGTCCGTGGAGCTGTACTCCTGGGAGGCGAGGAACTGCGCCTCGTTGGTGGACACGTTGAGGGTGCTGTACTCCCAGTCGTTGCCGGTGACGAAGACGTCGCGGTCGGCGATCGCTACCTTGAACCGCTCCTTGATGACGTCAGCAGCGTCGTCCGGAATCACCTTGTCCTTGTTGCGGAGCACGCCGCTGGGGACTGCGCCGCCGTTGGTGAACCACTCGATGCCGAACTGCTGGGCAGAGAGGTACTGGCCGATGGAGTAGGCGGCGAGGCTAAGCGCCGAGAGCCCCATGACTTGACCCGGGAGCCGGTACTGCCGCTCGTGCCAGATCTCTTCGGCCTTGTAGGGCTTGCCGTTGATTCGATACGAGACCGTGCCGTCACGGGCGACCTTGACGGCGACCTGTGTGTGCTCCTGCAGCTGGATGACCTTCGGTCGGCCCGATCCGTCGACCTCGGTGATGACACCGAAGCAGTTGCCGACGCGGTCGAGGTCGAACTGGGATGCCCACAGCCAGGTGCCGAGATCCCACTCGTCGCCGCCGGGGTTGAGCAGCACCGGGGGAGAGGGGACCTCGACGTCGATGCCCTGAACCTTGCGGTACGCGTCTGCTGGCATGGACGAGATGAGGTCGGCACGCAAGCGGAGCGCCGCCCAGACCGCCGAGTGCTGCAGGGCGGTCTGGTCGGTGACGGCGACGGATCCGACCTGCTTGCGCGTCCGACTCGGGAACATGTTGCCGATGCGCGGCGGCGGCGTGGTTCCGCGGAAGAGGAGACTCATGCCTTGGTTCCGATCCGGAAGGCGATGCCGGCGAGGCCGAGACCAGCGACGATGAATCCGGCCGCCGGAGCGATCAGCACCGCGCCAACCGTGACGAGGGCGAGTGCGACGAACATGAGAGCGTCAGCGAGGATGTCCTTCATCGGGGCACCTCCTAGGCGATCGAGTCGAGGACGTCGTATTCGCTCTCGAGCGAGAGGCGGCGACCGTGCTGGGCGACCGTGCATACGACGAGGGGAGAGATGACGGTCGCGGACTTGCGCCGGTCCCAGACGCGGGCCTCGCCCGTGACCTTCCAAACGGCGCCGGCGACGGCCTTGTCGAGGGGCGCCTGGCCTTCGGCGCGGTGACGCTGCCGGCCGTCAGGTTCGGTGAGGCCGTCGTAGTACTTCGAGCAGGCGGTCGCGTAGTCCTCGTTGGAGAGAGGGACGACAGTGATTCCGGCCTTCTCCAGGTCGTCCTGGAGCCGCGACGCTTCGCTCCTGGCCACCAGGTAGACCCTGCGGTCATACTTCGGGTTCCGCGAGAACTTGTCGACGAAGTACGGGACGACCCAGCCGGTGCCGCGTTCGTGCTGGATAACCTCGGCAAGATCTCTGCCAGTCGGCGTCTGGCCGGCCCAGCCGACCGTGGCCCACGCCCGGTCAGGGCTGACATCGAGAGCGAACGTGCGCGGCCCCGCGATGAACTCGTCGGTTCCGGTGGCCAGGTAGCGTTCTTCGGTGACGACTTCCCAGGTGCGGACGGTCTCGTCGGGCTCGACGTTGATGTAGGCACGCTCGAACCCTTCGAGGCCCTCGTCGGGGTTGGCGAGCATGGCGCGGTACTCGGCTCGGAAGCCCGCCAGGTCGATCGTGATGCCCGCTGCAGGATGGTGCCGCGCGACGTATTCCGGGTTGGAGGGATCGTAGTCCTCGTCTTCGCGGGAGCCGCTCCACTCGAAGTAGGCGATGCCGTCGGTGGTGTTGCCTTCGAGCGCGAGCTCGCGGCCCATCGTCCACTTGCCCTTCCACCAGTGGCTCTCTCGTGTGCCGGCGTTGGAGTAGATCCAGCTCTGGGGCTGTCGGCGGGCGATGGTGGTCGGGCCGAGGCCAGCCTCGATGCGGCCGTCCTCGTGTCCCCAAGCCTCGTCGTAGAAGAGCAGGTCGTTGGACTGGGAGGGGCCAGATTTCTTGGTGACGGAGATGGGCCGGTACTCGGACCTGTTCGCGAAGGTGAGCGTTGGCGTGTTGTTGCCGCCGCGCTTGTGGACGCGACGCTCACCGAGCGCGGCAAGCAATTCGTCCGACTGGTCGGACCACTTCTTGAAGGCGTCCTGGGCGGTCTGGGCGGTGTAGATGATGTTCTGCGGGGTGCCGTTGACCTTGGCGAACGCGATCGCGCGGTGGACGGCGACGGCGAGGGTGAGTGTCGTCTTGCCGGCCTGGCGGGGGACCTTGAAGATGACGAAGCGGTAGGCGAGCAGGCCCGTCGCCGGGTCGACCTCGAGTGCGGTGTCGACCAGCATGTTCTGCCAGGGCATGAACGGTGTGCCGAGCGCGGCGGAGATCTTCGAGACCTCCGGGCCGTACGTCTTGCGCTCCGGTGAGCGCGGGGTGAAGTAGCGAGCTCCGCATCCCTGGTCAGGTCGCGACGCCGAGGCCAGCGAATGGGTCATCGCTACCTCCAGCGGTGCTGTCGGCCGGCCGCATGAGCTTCGCCGCGTCGACCATCTCCTCCGTGAGCTTCGGGATGTCCTTCGGCTCAGCAGTGGAGATGACCCGTGCGACGGCGATGACGATTTCGCCGTAGACGTGGGCTAGTAGATCCTGGGTTCCGGCGCTGTTCAGGTAGTTGCGGACGGCGTTCTCGATGCCGCCTCCGACGTCAGTGCGGACGTCGCGAGGGAGGTGAGTCGTCTTCGGAGGCTGGGCTGGCGCTTCGACGTTGTCTGTGGGCTCGTCTGTGGGGCCGGCTGGTGGGTCCGGGACGATGTGAAGGCCGGCGCGCTGTTCGCGTGCCTTCTTGTTCGCTCGCTCGGCGGCTTTCGCCCGGGAATTCGCGGCGCGGCACTTCTCGCACGTCTGGCCCTCGGCGAGCTCGAGCTTGTAGCGGCGGAGGGTGCCGTGGCGGGGCAATTTCGTCGTACCCACATCGACCTCCAAACCCCCTGGGGAGAGAGAAAATGGAAGACGGCGCGGTCTTCCGCCTGCCCCCTGTCCTAAAAAACTGAGCCAGGCTCGACGGCGGTGTCGGCGATCAGCTGTCGGAGTTGCGCGGCGTCGACTTGGATCACTCGAGTCACCCTGATCGTCGCTGGGCCATCGGCCGGCAGGTAGTCAATGGCCACGGTGTTCGGGTCGTCAGTCGCTTCGCCCAGCTGCTCCAGCTGCAACACCGCAGACGCGAACGCAGCGCCGAGGTTGAGTGTGCTCATCGTCGCGCTCGCTCTCTCGTGGTGTGACCAGGTGCAGCACGAACCCGAGACGCGCTGCACCTGGTGGCTGTGGTGGGTGACCTAGTCCCAGTCCGGTGAGGTGCGCAGCGGCGGTGCCTGTTTGCCGCGCCCATGCTTGGCGTTGCCGTACTCGGCCCCAGCTTTGGTGTTGCAGTGCAGATGCTCGAGGTGCCCGACGTATGGATGCCCGTTGGCATCGAGCTCTATGGTGTGGCCGTAGGACTTGGACATGTTGTTGACCTTGCCGGTGACGGGATCCTTGTACGGGAGCGTCATGTCGACGGGCAGGCCGCACTTTCGGCAGATGGTCTCGGTGGCGTAGCACCGCGCCTTCTCCCGCTCGAACGGGCGGCCGCTGCGCCCGCGCCGGTAGTTCAGGCTCTCTCGGCCCATCGCTGCCCCTTAACGACGAAGACCCCGCCGGAGCGAGGTCTGGATTCTAGGTGCGCGGGACGCAAACTTATCGAAGTCATTCTTACACCATGTCAAGCACCATTCGACGCGGATCCGCCGCAGGACGGCGTGTCGCGGCATGCGGCGAGCGCATTGGAGGTCCGTGTGGGCGCTTTCCAAAGGTGTGCTGGTGACCTGTTACGGGTTGCGCGTCAGGATGTCGTGGTTGCAGTTGTTGCGCATCACGATCGTGTCGCCGTCGTACTCGAAGGTCACTCGATTGCCTGCGTCGACGTACGCTTCCCAGACGTCCTTGACGCCTCGCATCTTGTGGGTGTGGAGCCCTGGGTGTCGTGGGTCCTTGGCGAGTTGGCGAATGCACTCAGCAACGGCGGCTTGCATGTCGGCCGGTTTCTTCTTGAGCACCCTCTTGAAGTTCGGCGGGATGCGGTACCGGTAGTTCACTCGTCCGGTCCGAGCAGCCAGGCGATCGCCGACTCCGCGTCGTTGAACTCCACGTACTGGCCGCTCCGCAACTCGGTGACGGCGCGCGCTTCTTCTCGCTGCCACGCTGGCGTCCAGTAGTACCACTGGTCGCCGCTCGCCACGCTCGCGATGGTGGCGATTGACCAGCTGTAGATGCTGGCCGTCTTGGGCTTCCACGTCGCCTCGAACGGGCCCTCGAAGGTAACCCGCTCACCGAGAGTGTGCGGGCGTACACCGATGACGTTGAACGTGTCGAGAGTGCCGTGACCGGGAGTCACGGTGACGGTTGCGCTCATCCCTGGGCCTGCCCGTCGTACTGGTCGAGCGTGACCGTAAGCAGATCGCGGAGTTCGCGCAACCGCTCAGGTGTGATGGCGAAGCGCCCAACGGGGGTGATCAGCAGGGTCATCGCTGCGGCCGCTTCAGCAATTGCTTCCTGATCGCTGCCCGGCTGCACGGCGGGCGGCATGACGTGCCCGAGCGTCAGGTAGAACATGTCCGTGGTGGCGTTCTGGCCGGCCGCCGGTCCGCCCTGAATCCACACCTGATTGACCGGCGAGGGCACGGCGGTCGGATCCTGCAGCCACTGAACGTTGAAGCTGGTGGGCTGATCGGTCATGGCGTCAGTATTGCACGCCTGCACGGTCGCGCCCTAGGCGTTCGCCCAGAGCACCCCTGTTCTGCGCGCCGTCGTCACAACGGCGTGAGGTCGGATCTTTCGCGAAGAGCCCCGGCTCACGTTGGTGGCCGGGGCTCTCGTCTCGCTGCGAATGCATGGTAGCGCGTGGTGGGTCAGACGGGGAAGGGTTAGGAGTCGGTCGGTGCTGTTGCTCGCGCGTGGGTCGCCGGGCGGACCGTCAGTTGCCTGCCGGCTGCAGTGCCTTGGATGCGACTGCATCCACCCATTTCTGGGCTTGTTCGGCGGTGATCGCGCCGTCCGTGGCATTCCGTGTGACGTTCACCGTGAAGCCTCCATTGCGGGTGGCGCCGGTGTACTCGAAGGTGCTCGTCTTGTTGTCGCCCTTGTTGCAGATCATCGCGACCTCGTCGGTGAGATGCTCGGTCACTGCTGGCATGGATCCCCCGTCGGAGCACTGCTCCTTCGAGTTGGCGCCTCCGTCGGTGAGTGACTTGTAAATGCTCCGTTTGTCGCCGACGGTGCGCATGGCGTATCCGACGCTGAGTTTGACGCCCTGGGTGTCGTCACTGGAGGGGATGCGGCACTCTGCGTTGCCGTCATCGCTGTCGTATGTCTCGGGCTCCTTGAAGGTGGCACCCGCGAGCGCGTCGGTGGCGATCGGGTCTTGGACGATGCTGCATAGGTCTTTGGAGTGAAGCCCCGTCACCATTTCGCGAGGCCCCGACGGTTGGCTTGAGCATCCCGTGAGCGCCAGCAACGCGAGTGCTGTCAGTGCCAGTGGGGTCCGGGTCTTCGAGGCCATCAGGTTCTCCTTGCTGAGCATTCGTCACTACAAACTATCGGGCTGTTGGCTGACGGCGCAGCCACCCGTCGGAGGGGCATCACAGTGGCATCTGTCGCCCACGAGTACCCGCGCACCTGCCGACTACGGGGGAATGCCGTCGTCTACCTCCACAGCCCGTCGAGCAGTGTCATGATCGCTCACATGGCTTGTAGACGTGCGGGCCGTCGTGGCCGAACTCGCGTTCGCACCAGCCGTACTCGGTGATGCAGATCCGGACGCCATCGATCTCGGCGGAGATCTCGGGGCCGCGGATGTGGAGTTTCGCGCGCTCGAGCGTGACGACGTCGGTGGTGATGGCGTCGTGCTCGTCGCGCATGTCGAATCCGAGCGAGGCCATCCTGTCGGCGAGCGCGAGCTCACGCTGCAGGTGCTCCCTCCGCGCGATCGCGGCGGCGTAGTAGGGGTTGACCCAGCCGCCAACTGCGAGTCGGAGGCTGAGTGGGATGTACAGCGAGTAGGTGACCTGCATCGGCGAGCGCTTCTGGTTTCGGCGAGCGCGGGTGTTGCGGTTGTGGGTGTGTCGTCGGCGTGCGAGGCGGCGTGATCGTCTGCTCATGGTTGTCTCCTGGTCGTCTGCTCTGGCGCGGCGGAGTGAAGCTCGCTACGGTGCGGGGCATGAGACTGGTGGCTGAGTGTCCGGTGGATGGATGGGTGAACGTCGATGACGCGCTCCTCGGATTTGGTCGCGCGAGTCTCACGCGGGTGACGGTGGATTGCCCGATCTGTGGTCGGGGCGTCCGGGCTGTCGACGCGTTCTATGTCAGCTCGGGTCCTGGGGACGACACCACGCTGAGTCCGAACAGTCTCGCGAGCGAGGCGCAACTTCGTCGTCTGCAGACGGCTCTGGAGTGGGCCGAACGCGAGATCGCGAAGGATGGCGCGGATGTCGAGGAGGTCAAGCGGAAGCTGACCAAGACGATCGAGAAGGAGGCCCCATCGCTTGGTCGCGCTGTCGACGCAGTCTTGTCGACGCGTGGTGCCTCTATTGCGACGTGGATCACCGTACTGCTGATGCTCGTCCAGATGTTCCTGGGTGGGCAGCAGCCACCCGTGATGACGCACGACGACATCGTCCAGATCGTTGACGAGATCGAGAAGCAGCACCACGAGCCTCCTGCCGAGACACCGGAGGTCGATCCTGAGAATCGACCGGCCTCCGATCGGTAGCCGCGTCATTCGGACACGGTCCTCGCTAGGCGGGTCTGGTAGGTGCCGCGGGGTCCGGTGACGTTGAACGCGGCGACTGTGAGGTGGTCTGCCTCCCATGCTGCCCGTGCAATCTCGTCGGGCAGCTGTGACCAGCTGTCGCGGTCCTTGGGCAGATGCTCGTCCACGACGACGCTGATGGCGATCTCGTCGAGGCTTGGGTCCCCAGGCATCGTGTCGAGGCCTTTGAAGAGCGTGAATGTCTCGGGTTCGTGCCAGTAGCTCGGGCACCATGGTGCGACTTCGTAGACGTAGCTGATCATGTGCGGGTCCTTCTCTTGAGCGCGGTGGCGCGGATGTCGGCCATGAGGTAGCCGCGGGGCTTCGTGTGTGTGCGGCGCCAGTGCTCGCGCTTGGCGATCACGTACGCGTTGGCGACGGTGACGTCGAGGGCGGCGGCCGCGACATCGATCGCGACCCAGTAGTTGAGCGCCCCAGGCGCCTGCTCAGTGGGCGTGGGCAAGGAGCCAGTCTTTCCGGTCGAGTCGGGGGTGGCCGGGGTTGAGTGAGCAGACGATGGTGGACGGGTTCGTGAGGTCGCCGGGGCGCAGGATGCCGACGAGCTGGCCGAGACAGACGACGGGGCCGTAGTCGGTCTCCTCGAGCACCTCTTGGCAGTAGTGGCCGGAGATCTCGACACGCTTGTAGGCGGGCGCGTCGACGGCACGCATCACGGCCTGGCGGAGCGTGATGGCGTCCTCGACGAGCGCCGGGCCGACGGTCGGGTATGCGGTGAACCAGTGCGAGTACCAGCGCGCGATCGTGGCGAGAGCGATGTCGGTGCGTGCGTCCTTCTCGAGCGACGGCGTACCGGGGTGCTCGCGGTAGATGGTGCGCACCAGGTAGCCGGTCCAGTCGGCGAGCTCGACGAGCGCGCGGGCGGCGGACGGGTTCCACAGGTTGCCGGCGTCGCCGCCGCCAGACGTGTCGACACGATCGCGCATGTAGTTCGCGCCGGGCCGGCGGACGATCGACTCGCTCAGCGTCGACCACAGGCTGACCAGGTCGGCGAGGATCCCGGGGAAGCGTTCGTGGCAGCCGCGGCACAGGTCCGTGCCGGGCACGACTGGACGCTCGTCGGGGTGTCCACCGCGTCGGCCGCCACGGACGCACACGGCGGCGCGGGTGGGGATGATGAAGCTCGGGTACTCGCTCACAGAGCCACCTCCGCGCGGCGGAGCACCTCGGCAGGGCCACCGGCCGCCCGCGCGAAGCAGGGGAGCACGTACTCGATCTGACGCCGCAGTGCAGGACTCTCGCGCATTCTCGGCGCGACGATGAGCTCGTCGGCGACCAGGCCGGCGGTCATCTGGATTGAGAACGGGGTAACGACGACGTACTTCCAAGGTCCACGGGTCACCACGTGACCGATGCTGCTGACCTTCTCGGCAAGGCCGTTGCGAGCGGGCACGGCCATGTCGAAGTCATCGAGGTCCGCGGCGAGGACGATGGTGGTTGTCTCGCGCTTGGCGGCGTCGCTTCTCACTCGGCCACGCCCTCTCCGCCATCGGCGAGCGCGACCGCACCGGCGGTGGCCTCGTCGAGGTCGCCGCCGTCGACCCCGGCCTTCGCGAGGATGGCGGCGGCTTCGTCGAGTTGAGCGAGTTGCTGATCGATCTCGAGGACGCGGGCTTCTGCACGCTGGTGCTCGACCCGTAGGTGCTCGATGCGATCGAGCTGGGCTGCTCGCTCGCCGTTGAGCCAGTGCATGGTGTCTTTGATCGTGGTTGTGGCTGCGTTGGTCATGCGGCGTCCTTTCTGGTGAAGACCGACGGGCGGTCGATGAACGGTGCGGCGTCGACGATGACCGGCGCCGGGCCGAGGTTGTGCGGGTAGCCGGCGAGCGCGACGGTGAGGTGCTTCTGCATCTGCTCGGCGCGGTGGCGGGCGATGCCGGCGTCCTTGATGAAGCCGCGGGCGAGGACGCGGAGGCGGCCGGTGTCGGCGTCCTCGGGGACGAACGGAGCGATCGCGTCGAGCACGGTCTGTTCGGTCGCCTCCTCGGCGGCCGCGGCCGCGAGCATGATCTGCAGGGCGCTGGTGTGGTCGGTCATGGGGTCTCCGTTTCGGTGGGGGTGATGCCGAGGACTTGCTCGGCGAGGCGGCGCGCGCGGGAGGTGTCGGTGGTGGCGTTGGCGAAGAGCTGGCCGTCCTTGGTGAGCATCGGTTCGGACTGCTGCCGCTTGATCTGGAGGACGTCCATGATCGCGGGGTCGCTGCCTTCGGGGCTGTTGAGGAAGTAGATGACGGGTGGGTCGTCGGACATGCCGTCGCGGCGGAGGCGACCGATGGCCTGCTCGTGTACCTGTGGGGACCAGTCGAGCTCTCCGAAGACGCCGACGCGTGCGTGCTTCTGCAGGCCGTCGACGCCGGCGCCGGAGCGCAGGGACATGATCAGGACGCGGCAGGCGGCGTCGGGGTTGGCCGGGTCGATCGGGGTGCAGAACGCATCCTCGGCGGCGGCCTTCTGCTTCGGGCTCTCGGTGCCGGTGTACATGGCCGGGTTGAACTCGGCGAGCTGCTCCATCCAGATGTCGTAAACGCGGCGGTGCCAGCCCCAGAGCACGACCTTCTCCTCCGACTGCAGCAGCAGCCGGACGAACTCGGCGACGTACTGGGCCTTGTCGACGCCGGTGGCTTCGCGCAGCATCCAGTCGATCTGGCCGGCCGCCTGGAAGCGTTCCTGCTTCGTGGCCGACTGGTTGAGGATCAGCTGGGCGAGCTTCTTCGAGTCACCCTTCACCTTGTCGAGCTCGGTCGTGTCGGTGTCGACGAGCATGGCGTGCTTGATCGTCTTGGGGAGCTCGCGGCCGACCTCGGTACGGGTGCGGCCCAGCATGAGACCCTGCTCGCGCAGGTAGTTGCCGAGCGCGGCCGGATCCTTCACCATCATCCGACCGTTGGACATCTCGGCGCCGCCCCACTCGCGCGCGAACTCTTCGCGGGTGCCGAGCTCGCCCGGGGCGAGGATGTTCAGGATGTTCCAGATCTCGCCGCCGTAGTTGTAGACCGGCGTGGCGGTGAGGCCGAGCACGTAGCTGGCGTTGTCGGCGACGAGGCCGGCGGCCGCGCCCTTCGACGTGCCCTCACCGTGGCGGAGCTCCTGCACCTCGTCGAACACGACGGAGCGGACCTGGTTCTGCAGGTGGCCGGCCCAGCCGTCGATCTTCGAATACGGCACGATCGTGACGTCGGCGAGCAGGCCGGTCTTTGCGCGGATCGACGGCTCGGTCTTCTTGGCGACCTCGTATGTCAGCCACGGGAACGCATCGGTGAGCTCGGTGACCCAGCGGCGCGGGAGGTGCGTCGGCGGGACGATCAGCGCCGGCAGCGCGTCCTCGTGCACGAGGTTCAGCAGGCCGGTGAACGTCTTCCCGAGACCGACCTCGTCGGTGAGGAGCAGCCGCCCGCGCGCGCGGAGCAGCGCGACGGCAGTGCGCTGGTACTCGCGCGGCGTCTTGGCCGGTTCGTGCGGGAGCACGTCGAGCACCAGGTCGCCCGTGAGGATCTGGTTGACGGTGTCCTCGCGGTCGGCGTGCTCACGTGCGCCCTGCTCAAGCCAGCGCTGCGACCGGTCGTCGGCCGGCTGCAGCGGCCACCGCTCCATGAACCAGGCGATGTCGCGGGCGACCTCGACGGTGTCCGTGATGAGGATCGTCGATTGGCGGGTCGCCTGCACACGGCCGAAGACGCGGCGAGCGCGTTGTCTGACGGCGGGTTCGAGCTTGAGCGCCCAGACGCCGCGGGATGACCGCTGGCCCCACACGGGCGGGCGGTACTCGTAGGTGCCGTAGGTGCGGTTCACAGGCCGCCCTCGAGCAGGGAGACCTGGTAGGCGACGCACGCGTTGGCGTCGTTGTACTGGGCGCTGTTGAGCCAGTTCGCGATCCCGGCGTGGCGGGCCCGGGTGGTGATGAGCAGAACGGCGCCGAGCTCGCCGCAGTGGGTGTAGCGAGCGAGCTGGCGGTACACCTCGGGGCTGGTGCCCTTGATCTTGACCTCGATGCCGAGCCAGCCGTCGACGAGGAGGTCGATGCGCGAGACGCCGTCGGACAGGCGGACCTCGCGCGCGACGTCGAAGCCAGCCGGCGCGAGGAGCTGCTCGAGCTGGATGTGCAGGCTGGTCTCGTCGCTGTATGTGAGCGTGGCCGCTTCGATGAGCTCGATGACCTGTTCGACGACCTGTTGCCGGGCGTACGTGATCATGCAGCGTCGCCCTCGCTGCTCGCGGCGCTCTTCACGAGGTTCTCCTCGAGCTCCGACAGCGGGTAGCCCCAGCGGGACAGCTGCTGCAGGTAGAGCGGCGTGAGCGCGTCGTCGGTGGCCCAGCCCTTCTTCGGGTCGAGGTTCAGCTCGAAGCCGGCCACGGCGAGCGCGGTGATGACGTGCGGTGCGTGGGCGGGGGAGCCGGTGATGAAGGTCTTGAGCGCGTCGTAGTCGTCGGCGAGGCCGAGGAGATCGCGGGCGATCTTGCGGGTCCGGTAGTCGATGAGGTCGCGGCTGGCGAAGAGGAGTGCGGGGAGGTTGGTGATGTCGGTGGGGAGTGTGCGGCGCTGGAGGAAGTCCTTCACCCAGTCGAGGCGGACGTGGGTGGCTGCGGTCCAGAGCTTGGCGTTCTCGCGGAAGGCCCTGCGCTCGGCCTTCTGCTCATCGGTGAGCGGGCCGGTGGCCGGCTTGCCGTAGTCGGTCGCGTACCAGCCGTGGTCGGCCCAGTTGGTCAGGGCGTAGGCGACCTTGTACTTGGTGGGCTCACCGTAGGGCGTCGGCACGGCTCTCACGAAGACGCGGAGGTCCTCGCGAGCCTCGTCGAGGGCGGTTTCGACGGCGACAGGAGTCGAGAGGTCGTCCGCGGAGACGAACACTCTGCCGATGGCTCGGTACTTGGGGTCGTCGTAGCTGGGCACGGCGTCGAGGACCTCGAACCCTGTGGCCTCGGCTTCGGCGCGCGCGGCGGCGAGTGATTCCGCCTCAGCGCGCTCGTTGCGGATCACCTGCGCTGTGAAGGCGAGGCGACCGGTGTCGGCTGCGCTCTCCAGTCTGGCGATGGCCTGCTCGTCGTCATCGAACTCGGCGAACACGAGCGCCTCGTCGATGGTGAGCTGCCGCTCCTGCAGCACCTTCGCCGCGGTGGGATTGTTGGCGACCTTGATGGCGTCGCCGATCGCCGCGAGCTTGGTGCTGGTCTTCTTCGCGATCGTCGTCGCGGGCAGGCCGAAGAGGGCGAGCTCCTTGTACGCCTCAGCCGTCTCGGCGGGCTTGAGCGCGGCGCGGTGGACGTTCTCGACGAGCTGCTCGCTGATGCGCTCGGACGCGTCCCGCTCGCTGATGACGTACACGGGCACGGTCGCGAGGCCTGCTTCGACGGCGGCCGCGGCGCGACGGTGGCCGAGGTGGATCCGGAAGCACCCGTCGTTGAGCGCGTCCGGGTACGCGACGATCGGCTCGAGCACCCCGTTGTTCTTGACCGAGGCGAGGAACTCCTTGGTCAGGTCGAGGTCCTTGCGGACGTTCTTGTCGGTGGTGAGCTTGCCCGGCTCGATGTGGGCCAGGTAGGCGGTCTCGGTCATGTGCGGGTCCTTCGTTCTCGGGTTGCGGTATCGGCTTCTCGCTGCCGGCGGATGCGGTTGGTGGTGCGTGGGTCGTGCTGTTGGCCTTCGAGGCTGTCGGCGTAGCGGTGGAGCAGTTGGTAGTAGCGGGCGGCGGAGATTCCGAACGCCTGCCGGATCAGCTCCTCCTTGCGCCCGCCCGGCGCCGGGTGCTCGGCCTCGAAATCGAGCACCGCGGCGAGCGCGGGAGGTGTTGTCATCCGGCCTTGCGGGCGGCGGTCGACTTCCGCGGGGCGCGGCCGGTGGGTGCGTCGGTGGTGCGGGCGGCGCGGCGTGCGCGGGCGGCGTCGGCGAGCGCCCGCGCGCGCTCCTTGTCGGTGCCGTGGTCGATGGGGTTGGGCTTGCCGTAGCCGGGCTTGGCGCGGTCCTCGATCGGGGTGCCGACCTTGGGCTCGCGGTGCAGCGGGATCCCGGCGCGCTTGCGGGCTTTGCGTTCGGTGTTCGACATGGTCAGTTCTCCTGGGTGTTGTGGTGGGTTTGGGCGTCGGCGTGGAACGGTTCTGGGCCGAGATCTGCCAGGTCGCGGATCCTCTGCAGTACGCGATCGACGGGCAGGTCCGATTCCGTGCGATAGCCGACGGTGGTCCCGTCCGAGAACTTGATCGAGATGTGCGATCCCGATGCGATGTGCGCCATTGGTCAGGACTCCTTCGTGATGGTCGACTGGACGTATCCGGTGGTGGTTGGTGCGGGTTGGGTGGCAGCGCCGTCCCAGCGGGTGATGCGGAGCTCCATCCACGCTTCGCGGTGTGTCATGCGGTCGACGGTGACGATCTGCGGGCGGAGCTTCTCGAGGAGGTCGGGGGTGTCGTCGGGGACGAGGCCGGCGCGGACCATTGCGTCGAACATGACCTTCTCGAGCGGGGCGAGGTTGTCGACGTCGCGGCGGTTGCTGGTGAGCACGAACCAGATCAGGCCGGCGCGGGCGCGGCCGAGGGGCGGGATGCCGGCCTGGCGGATGTACGCGATGGTCTCGTTTCGGACGCGCTTGACCCACTGGTTCTTCAGGTAGTGCCGGCCGCGGGGGCCGTTGAGGCTCAGCGGGTTCGTGGCGTAGGGGAAGTAGAGCGTCCACTCTGACGGCTCGACGGCGGCTTGCGTCTGGTAGTCGGTCACGATGCGCTCCCGCCGATGCGGCGCGGTTCGAACACCTTGGTGAGCGGGCCGTCGTCCTGGCAGCGGGTGCACATCACGTCGAAGGCGAGGGCGTGCGCGCGGAGGGCGTTGTAGTGGCTCTCGCAAATCTCGGCCGTGCTTCCGCAGCGGCGGCAGCGGAGCGTGTAGTCCGGGGCGGTCGGCTGGGTGTGCTGCAGGAAGCAGACGCCGAAGTCGAGGTGCCGGATGCCGTCGGGGATGGGCGAGCCGGAGGGCTCGGTGTCATGCAGCATGCTGGACCTCCACGATGTCGGCGGGACCGAATGCGAAGCCGACGATCTGGTGGGGCAGCTGCGCGTCGACCTCGATCTGGTGACGCTCGGGCCGATACGTGACGGCGCCGATCGTGAACGGAATCTTGTTGCCGCGGTCGCTGATGAGCGCGGCGCGCCGGCCGACGAACTGGTGCAGGTACTCGGCCTGAATGGTGAAGAACCCCGACTGCAGGGTGGTGCCGGCGGCATGCGCGGTGACCTCGAAGAGCTCCATCAGTTCGCCTCCCCGGGGTAGGTCTTGCCGGTCTGGATGCGCGGGTCGAAGAGCAGCTCCTGGCGGAACGCGATCCGCTGCGGGGCGGGCGCGCCGGGCAGGAGATCCTCCGGCCACTTGCGGCAGCCGTCGCAGGACCCATCCGGGTTCAGCGGGTAGTCGTGCAGGCTGCAGGTCGCGGGCTCACGGGGCGGCAGCGCAACGGTCGGGGCTGCGGCCGCGATCTTCCCGGTGATGTGCGCCGGCTTGAGGAACTCGCGACCGGTGACCGGGTCGGCGAAGTGCGCCTTGAGCGCCTCCATCGCATCGTCGCGGTCGACGTCGCCAAGCACGAGCGCCCAGCCGTCGACGTCGTCCTCAGAGCGTGTGACGTGGTCGATCGTCGATGCCACGGTCAAGAGCTGGGCGATCTCCAGACGATTCACGGTTGGCCTCCTGCTGAGCGATGCGTTGGACGAGGTTGAGGTTGGCGGTCACGGACGGATGCCGCCCCGGGGGTGGGGACCCGGCCGCCGCGTGGGGGGCCGCGACGGCCGGGAGCTCATCGGTCCACCGCTCGCCGTTCAGCCAGCTGGCGGCGTGGGGGATCTTGTCGGGGGTGCGCTGCTCGCGCTGCACCCACTGGATCGACCAAGCCCGGATGACCGTGGTGAGGAAGTCCGCGGCGCGGATCGGTGTCCATCCGCGCCTCTTCGCGATCGAGACCACGGCCTTCTCGAAGGCGCGCGCCGCTGCCTTGCGCTCGACGCGTCGCGGGTAGGCCTTCCAGAACTCGTCGAAGAGATCGTCGATCGAGATCGTCGGGGCTGCCTCGACCTCATCGTCGGCGATGAGGGTCAGATCTGTGGGTTCAGTCTGTGGGTTAACCTCTTTGGGTTCTTCCTTATATGCAGCGCCAGATTCTGGAGGTAGGTCCGCGCAGATTCTGGCGCTAGGCTGCGCAGATTCTGGCGCTAGGTTCTCGGACGTACCGCCAGAATCTGGCGCTTGGATTTCTGGGGTATCGAAGGGACCGTCGACGGCGAGGAAGTAGCGGTCGGAGTTGCGGGCGCCGTTCTTCCGGTGGCGCCGCTCGGTGCGGACGAGGCCGGCCGCATGCAGCTTCTTGATGTGCTCGCGGACAGCGGAGACGGAGAACTCTGTGAGCTCGGCGAGCATGTCGTTCCCCGGGAAGCACGAGTGCTCCTGGTCCGCCATGTCGGCGAGCGTCACCAGGACGAACTTCGGGCCGCCCTTGATGCCGTGCTGGGCGTACGCCCAGTTGATGGCCTTGTTGCTCACGCTGCGCAGACCTCCCACTCGTTACGCGGGAGGAACTTCTCCGTGCCGCCGCTCACGAGGCGGTAGTGACCGTCGACGAGGCCGCCGTACTGGCCGGTGACGAGGTCGTACCCCCACCCGTCACGGGTCTGGCGCCATCGCACGAGCTGCATCCGCTTGCCCGCCCACAGGCGGTCTTCGGAGACGTCGTCGTGCGTACGCACGGTGCCGCGAGTCACGCGGGCGGTGCAGGTCGTGCAAGCGCCAGCGCGGCCGTACGAGACGGTCATCGGGTACTGCTCAGCGTTCGTGCCGGCGGGACGCATGTCACGACCGCACTCGACGCAGAGGCGGACGCCTGTCTTGTTCGGCATCAGCGTCCACCCCCGGCGAGCGCGAGGATGACGTTGGCGGCCTGCTGCGGGTCGAGGCTGAGGTTGACGCGGTCGTCGCTCTGTGGGGCGTACGTGACCGGCGGGGCCATGATCTCGGCGACGACGGGTGTGGGCGCAGCGAGCTCTGTGCGTAGGCTGTCGAGGAGTCGCTGCTGCAGCTGCTCGATCTCTTCGTTGAGGGTGCGGCTGTCACTCGCGGCTGCTTCGGCGGCGGCGCGATCTGCAGCGATGATGCGTTCGGCCTCGGCAACCTTCTCGCGAAGGCCGATGATCGTGTCTGTCTGCATGCCGGTGAGGCGGAGCAGGCGTTCGTTCTCTTCCTCGAGCGAGGCGACCTGCGCCTGTGCGTCGGCGAGGCGCTGCTTGGTGTCGTCCAGGGTTTCGACGAGCGCGTCGACGGCGACGTCGGGGGCTTCGGTCTGGGTGTAGTCGGTGAGGTCAAGGCCGCCGGTGGCGAGTTGTGTGAGGCCTTCGGCGGCGTCTACTGCGGTGACGGTGCCTGCGGTGGCGAGCGCGACGGCGCCGACGGCAGCCTGGTCGAGATCGGCCGCGGGTACACCGGCGTTCTGCAGCGCGGTCTTCGCCTGCTGCGTGCGCTTGTTGGCCTCGTAGTTGGCCTTGTAGTCGCGGTTCGCCTGAGCGCAGGTGCGGCCGTCGTCATCGCCGGGGCAGAGGAATTCGACGGCCGCCTTGCAGCCGCGCTGGTAGCCGCCGTTGGTGCCGTGGGGAAAGTCGGGTGCAGCGAGCTTCTCGCGGAGCGCGTCGGGTACGACGGCGGACGGCTTCTTGAACGTCTCGAAGTTCGACGGCGCCGGCCTCGGCGGCGTGGCGGTGTCGACGATGACGGCGGTCTTGAGCGCGGCAGGCACGGGGCCGCGGCCGATCCACATGCCGCCGGCGTCGAGGTGGCGGCGGAAGGTGAGGTCGCTGGCGTAGCGTGCCTTGGCCTCCTTGCAGGTCATGTCGTCGGTGCCCTTGTTGGCGCAGAGGCCGCCGGACTGACAGCCGCGGTCGAAACCGGCGGGTGTGCCGTGGGGGAAGCTGTCTTCGAGGATGTCGGCTGAGGACACGGGTTGCTCCTAGAACATGCAGCGGTTGATGAGGATGAGCACGGCGCAGACCGTGACGAAGGCGACCACCAGACGGGCGGCGCCGCGGGCGCTCACAGGGCGCCGGCTTCGGAGCGGGCGGGTTCGAGGTTGGCGACGTCAGGGAGGACGCGGCACAGAGAGCAGACGACCAGGCCGCCGACCTTCCGGAAGCCGAGGACGTCGATGAAGTGCTGCGCGGCGATCGGTGCGCCGGTGCCGCTGGTGTGCTGGCCGGTGCCCTGACCGCAGAGGTCGCACACCCACGTGGTGACGGTGACGGTGGTCTCGAGAATCGGCATCAGTTCTCCCTCCACGTGGCGCGGCGCGCGCGCGGCTGGTCAAGCCAGATCTGGAGGGCGCGGCCGAGCACCCAGCCGAGGCCTGCGATACCAGCGACGGCGAGCGCCGCGGTGAAGATCCAGAGGGCGACGATGGTGGCGGTGGTCAGAGCTTCCACAGCTGACCTCCGATGACGATCGCGAAGAGGATGGCGGCGATGACCAGGAGCAGCCACCAGTCGATCGCCTGGATGGCGAGGACGAGGCCGAGGATCATGGCGGCCGCGGTGAACTGGGCGAGGCGCTGGACGGGGCGCGGGGCGCGTCTGGTGGTCATGCGGGATCTCCGATGAGGGTGAGGTGCTGCCGGTTGAGGGAAAGGTCGGCGACGCCGCCGAGGCGCTGGTGAAGTGCGGTGATGCCCAGCGGGGTGATGCAGATCTGCGGGTAGAGGTCCTGCTTGCCGGGGACGCGCGCGTCGACGACGGTTAGGTAGCCGATGAAGACCATGTCGCGGGATGGCTTCCAGGCGTCGCCGTGCTTCTCGGCCCAGCCCCACTTGTGGAGCAGCTCGAAGAGGCTGTCGCGGCCGATGGTGATCGCGGGATCCCGGTCGAGGATGTTGGCGGCCGCGAGCACGCTGTAGTGCTCGGGGATCTGGCCGTCGGTGGGGGCGGTGGTCGGCTTCGGCGAGCGCGGCCGCGGGCCTTCGACGGTGATGCGGGTGAGGTTGTCGACGCCGACCTTGTGGAACTCGGCGACCTGGTCGCCGATCCAGGCGAGGAACTCGCTGGTGAGCGGGTCCTCTGAGTGGCCGAGCACGTCGTGGATCTGCTGGCGGGACCACCGGGCGCCGGCGGCATGGTCGCGGAGCGTGGGCGCGGCGGCTGCCTGTGCCCACGGGTGGGCGGGGCTGGCCTGCAGGCTGTCCGTGCTGTAGCCGAGCGCTTCGAGCACGTCGCGGGCGACGAACGTCACGGTCTGGCCGTCGAGCACGGCGCATACGTCGATGCCGTGGTTGTCCCAGCGGAGGGGGATGATCGCCGGGCGCGTTGCCCCGTCACGCGGCGTCACCGGAGGGCTCCGTCTTGACGGGGGTGAGCAGGGCGTCGCTGTCCTGCTTGCGGATCCGGACGCCGCCGGTGG